CGTCATTAGGGAGCCCCACCCGCGCTTAATGCGACTACGTCGCGCTAACGCATAGGTGCCACGTTGCAGTCCCGTTGATCCGCACGTTAAAGTGCGAAGCAACGCTTCCCAACCATCCTCTGCCCATGTTTTATACACGGGAACGATGGTATAGCCGTAGACCTCATCTCGATGGAGGGTGCGCGAGAAGCGCATCCTTATCCTCCGAAATAAGTTCTGGGCAATTGGACTGACGTCCGATCGGTACCATCCGATCACTCGGCCCTTACACATGATCTCTTCTAGGGAGGAGAGATCAATACGAGTAAGGGTTCCAAGATATGGTAAGGGACCGTAAAGGTCCTCTACCAATTCTTGTATATAGTCCGCCGCTCGGCGATAACCCGAAGCATATAGAGCATTTGATTGCTCTACATACGAAACGAGTTGCGCGGCATCATACCGCGCACGATGACTCCACGCTTTCCGTAAACGGATAGGTGTGACGTCGATGCCTTGGTAGGCATCGCACCCGCAGGACTCTCGAAAGAGTCCTGAAGTACAGCACTTCCCCTGGTTGAACATAAGTCCAAACCGAGGAAGTTGCTGCATGATCCGACTGGCCGGTTGGCCAGAAGGAACAATGAGGTCATCGCCATAGACAAACACACTGTCGAGCGCTGCGCGCAACGGCATGTTCAAGTCTAACACGAGCACACTAACAGATAGTGCCCAGAAACAGAGCGCCTCTACGGGAAAGCATACTGCTGACCCCATAGGTGCGAATTTCTCTAGGTGAACTATCTGCCCGTCAGGTAACCGCGTGGCGCGGCTCCTGGAAGCCATTAGAGCCCGATACCATTCGGTACCGGAGAACAATGCCTCCAGGAGCTTAACGCTCACTCGGTCAGATGCATCCTTCATGTCGAGGGTTGCCCAGGCTCCTGTTAGGGAGCCCTCAAGGGCAAGACGTCGATTAACGGTCTGGTCCACGAAATTAACGTGGCCCTTCGTCAACCGATGAGTCTCAACGTGACTATACAGCTTACGCTGTTGTCCCTGTTGAATCCACTGGTATTCCAGTGGCTCGCATGATATAAGCCGGGGACCTCTACTATCCTTGGGCACGAGAACGACTTTCGCCGTTCCGTACTCTAGGGTTTCAAGGGTCTCCGTATAGGTACGGTACTTGTCGCAGGAATGCGATAAGGATCCCACGAAGTACTCCCAGAAGGAGTAG